CTATTTCAAATACTCAGTAAATTCATTAAACACACGTTGATATAACTCATCATTCAGTACTTTTGCTTTATAAGAACCCATAAAGAGTGCTACAACATCACCATTCCCTTCAGTGCGATGTGGTTTACGATCATCAAGCACATATAAGTGCCCAACCTTCAAATCACAAGCACTCTCAGCACAAATCATTCGGTCACTGCCTGTAGAGATGTGAATCGGCATTATTAAGACATGACCTGTGTTATCTATATGATCTGGCAATGGTGAACGCCAGCCATAGATTTGCACACCATAGTAAGGATGAGACGTGCCTATAATGTTCAATCCATCTATAGGGTTTGATAATCGACCTTTAATATAGCTAATTGTGTTAAGAATAAATGGTGAGGTGATCTCTTGATCCAATACATAACCTTCAATTTGATTAATCATTAAATAGCACTCGCAACACGAATAAAGCCATGTGATCCATCTTCACCTGCGACATATTGGTCTGGTGTTGAATCAGCCGTTATTAAAGAATTTTCACCTGTACCACCTTTTCCAACATATAAGCGGACATACTGAGTTTGATTTGAATTATTGGTGTAAGTCATTGAGAGCCTTGCACCTTCTCCAGCACCGCCACCAAAGCCAGTACCTGCATCTAAAGAACCATCTGCGCCATCACCACCAGTACCTCGGCTTTCTGTATCTGAAGCAGCACCCGAATGGTCTTCAGCAGTCGCACTCCCTGATTGCCCATTCAATCGGGTTGCAGAAGCATATTCACCTTCTAATAACCATTGACCACCAGTACCCGCAATACCATCAATCTTTTGGCCACCGTCTCCAACTATGCCACCAATGCCACCAATGCCTCCGCCAGCAGTAAATTTGATTGTGGTACCGTCAATTGAAATATAGCTATCCTGACCATTCTGACCTTTAAGATCAGGGGGATTAGGCGTTGCATTTAAATCAACGTATCGTGAAGAACCACCACCGCCACCAGCACCAATAATCGTAAATGCTTTTGATTCACCCGCTAGAATAGGAAAAACGACAGGTGTGCCCGTATATACATAAGTCCCGTTACCTGTAGCAGAAGTTAGCCCTTCAACCTGTACAATCGACCAGTTAATGCTACCGTTATATCCAACACGGCTAGAACCTGAACGATCAAAAACATTTAAATCAATCCTCGCGTCTTGACGTCCAATCGTCCAAGCTTCATGTCCACCCTCTGGTGTAATGTGAATCGCATAACGAGCATCTAAAAAGCTGATATTACTGTTGGCTGGGCGATTAATTACCCGTGCATCACCTTGTTTAATAACACCAGCTAAAATCACTTTGGGATATAAAGAAGCTAGACCAGTAGCAAGGTTTGAAAGCTGCTGCTGCAATGCTTCGACAGCTTCTGAAAGTTGCTGTTGAAGACTTGAATCTGCATCCTGCATTTGTTCTTTCAGCAGTTGAATACGGTCTTCAACAGCTTGACTTAAAGCCAATAAGCCTTCTTCTGTTGCTAGAATGTCATAGAGCTGACGACGGCTATTCGGGTTAAGCGTTTGACCATTTAACTCAATAATATTGGCGAGTTCTTCTTGAATCACATTGAGCCAATCAGGTGTTACGTATGTGGCGTCCTGTTGGGGTAAATCTGCATTATCGTGAAATCCAGTTTTTCCTGTACCGTTTGCATTAGGGCGTGCATTTGAACTATCAATTCGTTTCATTTATACCTCGACAACATCATAACGAATGAAAGCGGGTAGTGTAGTTTAACTTCTTCACCGATGATGGCCGCATCTGGTCTGAAGCCAACCCAATCCACTTGCACTGGATCACAGGTGTAAGTCACTTCATTGCCATGCTCATCTATACAAAGAACATCGATAGAGGGTGCGCGGTAAGGGTTTACCACCACTTTCAATTTGGCTTTTGGATAGACCCCATCTATATGACGCACGTCGTAGTCATTTGAGCCATAACCTTTAATTGCATAACTCACTGTTAAATTGGCAGCCACAGTGCGTTCCACTGGTGTAGTACTGAGCAATTCTTGGCATAGCTCCAATGGTGGTGCGATGCGTAATTGATTCGGTGCAATGGTCTGCCAGACTGCATTACGTGTACGCTTGGTACGGCTATGAGTTTGTACTTCATTCCACATCACTCGCCATTGCGATGCTGCTTTATTAAGCTGCTCAATATTGTCAATCTTGAGGAAACGTAAACGTCCTTCAAATTGTGTCTCTACAATATTTTGAGCATTTTCAACTTGACCTTTGGCTTGCGAATTTCCTGTTGCATGAGCAATGAATTTCACATCTAAACGTTCAAGCAAATTTTTAAAAAGACCTGATGTGTTAGCACAACCTTTGTCTGTGTAAAGGATAAACGGCACACCATGTAGCGGTTCTTGCATTGAGCGTTTTTGAATGCAGTTCAAAAAGACTTCTGTTAAGTTTTCTGCGCTTTCACTGCCATAAACATATTCGACATAAACCGAACCTGAGAAATGGTCGGTAATGACGTAGCGGATCACACGGTCATTCTCGATTTTTTTCACGTTTGCAGGTTTGTTCTTGTAAAACTTTTTTTCATCCATGACTTGCATACCACCACGTGGGAGGTAAAACAAAACACAGATTGAAGCATCGACTTGCCAGACATGGTTCGGGTGCAATGACTTCTGCTGTGTATGTGCTGAAGGCGTTGCCAATTGCTTTGGATGACACATATTATTTTTCATGACACGGGCAATGGTGGCAGCCGAAACATTGGGTGCTTGACCATTAGCTTTCATGATGTCGAGCGCTGTAGTAATTGGCAGAGTTTGCTTGCCATTGGCACGCGTAGCGACATGCACCATACCGCCAATTTGTTCTGCAACTTCGGCAGATACAACAGACTTGCCTTTGTCACTGCGTTGTTTACGTTCGGTTTTAAAACCTACAGTTTCCAAGTCACGGTAGAGTTGCGCTTTGCTAATCTTAAGATGTGCACAAGCCGTTTCCGCAATTGAACCTTTTTCACCAAACTCAGCATTCGTGAGCTTGAAAGCTACATCGCGTAAATAATCTTGTACTGCCAAGTTTGGGGTTGTCATTATTCAGCCTCCAGCTCAGAAGGCGCTACGCTCATCCAAGATGGATTGACCATCGCTTGGAAGTCAATTTGAATGCCTAGGTCGACACTGGTTTGCGCAATTTGCTGGAACAGTGCGACAACGTTAGCTTCCAGACGTTCTTGAATGTCATACAGTTGATGCTCATTGATTGCATCGACAATAGAATTAATGTGGTTGGTGAACCGCACTGTGTCGTTGTGCATTGTTAAGCAGGCTTTGTTCATTTCCTCTAACGCTTTTTCAGTTAAACGTTGAGGTTCTGATTCAGTCCGTTTTTTAATTTCGGCTGGGCTATTGAGCTTGGTCAATTTCTCATCCAACTCATTGGCTTTTTGGTCTTTCTTTTGAATAATGAGGTCTTTTGCTTTGATGTCCTGATCTTTAGCTTCGACAGCCGCTTTTGCGTCACGTAATGCTTTTTTAAGTTCTCGCACTGACATGGTTTCAATGCTATCTAGATTGACATCACCAACACTTCCACCATTATCAATAATTTCAATGTCATCATCGTCCAGCACCATAAGCTCTAAAAGCTTTGACCCATTACCTGATTTTTCCAAAAGCGACAACGTTGTCGTTTTTGAGTATTTCAGAACTACAGACATGAAACGTTGAGCAGTACGTTTACTAATTCGAGTAAAAATTTTTACTGATTGGATAGAGTAAAGTGAAAAAAATTCTAATATTAAATTTACTTTTTTTAGTAGGTTGTAGTTCACAGCAAGCTCCGAAAGTAGAATCATCAGCTACTTCTGAAACTTCGCCATATATAAAGAAAAACTATGCTGAGTCTGGTTCTGCTGCGGAATTAGATTTTGTGCAATTAACACAAGTTGCAAATAACAATTTATCGGCTATGAAAATTACATATAACGCTGATGCCACTGAAGTTAAATTATTAGCTAACGATGTGCCTGCTGACATTAAATTTTCGCCGTTTACTAATTGGCAAAGTGTAAAAATTATAAGAAGTCCTGAATCGGAAAATTGGCGTAACTTTCTTGTAGAAGTTTTTGACTCTGAAGGTTATGAACAATCTAAATCGAAAGCATTGAGTATGTGTAAAGATGTTTGGAATGCTATTGATAATAGGGTTCCAGCTGTAGTTGATGAATTGGCTACAAGACTTCATGAGTATGAAAATTCAGGTATGCCCCCTATGACTCAACATATCCGAGCTGACTAACCAAGGTGATGATCCTGAAAACCCACAAATGGATATTGGTGCTGTGGGTACTTTAGCCCGTGCTGCACGTGCCGCGATTATGACCAAGGAAAAAGCCATGGAAAACCGTGCTGAAGTTCGTCGACAGGCGCGAGAGGAATTGTTGAAAGAGCAAGATGAAAACCTAAAAAAAGCGGCTGCTTCCCAAGGTATGGGCGAAGAACAAATTCAATTCTGGCGTGAAAAAGTATTAGGTATTAAGTAATGACTGCACCGAAACCTCGGCAAGATACCGTTCGGATTATCGACTGGGATGAACTTCCTGAACGTGCCCGTAATCTGCCTAACAATCTAAATCCGTTTGAAGAAGGTGTTTTGATGAAGCACCAAGTCGAATGGTTAAAGATTAAAACAGATATTAAGGCATGTCCTAAAGGACGTCGAACTGGGATTACTTTTGCAGAAAGTTTCGATGCAGTTTTTACCGCTGCTGCCAGTAAAGATGCTGGAGGTATGAGTGTTTACTATATTGGTGATACCAAAGAAAAAGGTCTTGAGTTTATTGGCTACTGTGCCAAGTTTTCACGGGTAATTGCTGAAGCACAAGGTCAAGGTATTTCTCAGATTGAGGAGTTCTTATTTGAAGACCAAAATGAAAAAGGTGAAACACGCCAGATTACAGCCTACCGTGTACGTTACTCCAGTGGTTTCCAGATAGTTGCTTTATCCAGTCGTCCTGAGAACATTCGTGGCTTGCAAGGTAAAGTCGTTATTGATGAGGCAGCGTTTCATCCCAATGTACAAGGTGTGATGGAAGCAGCAACAGCTCTTTTGATTTGGGGTGGACGTATCTCTGTCATTAGTTCTCATAATGGCAAAAACAATCCCTTCAACCAATTCGTCAAAGACATTGAAAATGGTGTTTTTGGGGAAGATGCCAAAGTCCATGTGGTCACTTTTGATGATGCTGTTGCCAATGGTTTGTATGAGCGTGTGTGCTTTATGCAAGGTGAAGAAGCAACGATTGAAGGCAAAGAGAAATGGTATAAGAAAATCCGTAAAGCATACGGCAGCCGTAAAGCAGCAATGCGTGAAGAGTTGGATGCCATCCCTCGTGATGGATCGTCAGTCTGCTTGCCGACGCTTTGGATTGAACGTGCAATGTCTGAGCCACGGACAATTTTACGTTTAGCACTCGGCGATGATTTTACCGAGATGACACCAGATGAACGTGATGCCTATATTGATGACTGGATTCAACGCTATTTAGAACCAGAACTGAAAAAGCTAGATCAACGTAAACAGCACTGTGCTGGGCAAGATTATGCACGCCACCGTGACTTCAGTTTTATTCTGCCATTTTATATTGCTCAAGATTTGCGACGGATTGCACCTTTTGCAATTGAGATGCATAAAGTGCCTTCACGTTTACAGCAAAAGGTGCTTTGGTACATGCTGGATCGACTGCCACGTTTTGGTGGCATAGCTATGGATGCTACGGGTAATGGTGAAACCTTGGCTGAAAATACTGCTGAAAAATATGGTGAGCACATGGTGCATCAAATCAAACTTAGCCGAGCTTGGTATGGTTTATGGACACCTAAGCTAGTCACTGCCTTTGAAGAAGACATGATTGATTTACCAATGGATGCGGATTTGAAAAATGACTGTTCTGCAATTGAAGAAGTGGACGGCATTTACATGGTATCCAAGGCGCGTGCCAAGGATGTAAAAGACCCTGAGTTATACCGTCATGGTGATGGTGCCGTTGCGATGATTTTAGGGTGGTTTGCCAGCCTTCATCTATCTAGTCCAATTGAGTTTATTGCACTTCCATCCGCCAGTGAGTTGGAAGCGAATTATGATGATTATGATGGGTGGTTTAGTGAGGCTGGGTGTATTTAGATTAAATTTGTCACTAAGATGAAAATGATTTATTTTTTATGAAATAAAGAAAATCATAAGCAAGTCCGACTTTTGAATAGTCACGGCGGATAGTTAACTGAATTATCTGGAACTGCTGGTTATCATATGCATCAAGATATTCAATTTTTATATCGACATCGAATGAACCACAATTTTCAAGCTCATTACCATAGGGTAAAAATAAAGCTAATTTTGGACTTAAAGTTAGATCGTTATTAAGATAATTAACATTGACGGTCAAAGTTATATTTCCAGAATAATCTACGATTATAAAACGTATATTTCTGCAAATAGCACGGCTATTTTTGATTTGGCAATTTAATTCAAATATCCCATTGCTAGTTCCATCAGGATTTTTTTGAAATGTCAAAATTTGAAAATCTTCAAAATGAAAGAATGGCTGGGCTTCAATAGTATCTAAAATATTTTGACGTAACTCTCTTTTCTTGGTTAATTCTAAGTCTGCTTGGGTGGTTTCGACTAGTAATCGTTGCTGTTCAACACTATTAGCTAATTCTTGATATTGTAATTTCAGAGCTGTTGTATTCTGCTTCAGTTCTTGCCCCTGTTGTAGATAACCATAGACAAGCCATAAAAATGCCAATGGAGAAAAGATACCAGCTAGAAAATCCCCCTTTTCATTTAGATCAAGTGCTTTAACATCTTCAACATTGATGACGAGATTGCAGGCTAACCATAAATATAGAATAGTTATGAGGGATATAAAGATAAGCCCTAAATTAGATTTTATTTTTTGCATAGACAATTTCACAATAATGGTAAAAGTTTAAGTTATGTATTTCGCATCAAATAGAATATTTACTAAGAATAACTTAGTTCTGATGCATACTTTTGATGAGCATTATTGTATCTAAGTGTATAGTGCATGACTTAAGCTGCTCATTAATAAATGAAAATTGCAAAATAAAATGACTCGAATAGCGACGACCAAATACATTTTCAAATTCAACAGCAATTAAACGTTCAAAACTAATATTAGATTGATATTTTTTGATTTCTTCTTCTGTTAAATCAAGTGAGAAGGTCTTTGAGGAGTTTTTATTTAATATCTTAACAGGTCTTTCACCCTCATGCTCAGAGGAAAACTTTAGATCTCTTGCATCGTAATCACTAAGATTTTTAATTGTAAAAGTGAGTGAAAGTTGAGATGAATAACCAGAATTTGAGTAAGTATTTATACGATCAATTTTACCTGACAAGGTTAAAATTGGTGTAACTGAGATATGCCTTTCTTCTAGCTCTATTCGTTGAAATTCCCCCAAAAGCTTTTGTTGTTCTACCGAATCTTTCATTTCTTCAACTTGTAGTTTTAAAGCTTCCGTACTTGCTCTTAGCTCTTTACTTTGAATTTTTATAGACTCACTATTTTGTCTGTAACCTAAATATAAGAATAGAAATGCAAGTGGTGAGAACGTTCCTGCTAAAAAATCACCAAGCTCATTCAAAGCCATTGCTTTGTTGTGATCCGCGTAAAAAGATAGATAAATAGCGGAATAAATTAATAGGAAAATTAGATACAGAGCCACTAACCAAAATACTAGTGGGTTACTTTTTTTAAATCGTAATAAATCTATACACGTCTTGTTTCTAATCGCCATAAAGCAAATTTCTTCCTATAAATTATTTATCTTAAACAAACTTAAGCTTGTCTACGTTCAGTACGTCGTTGACGTGCATTTTCAATGCGAGCTGGTTCAGTATAGATGCGTTCTAATAAAATATAAGTGAAGTCTAAAAGGTCAGCAGCATCTTCCTTAGATAGAGAACCATCATGTGCAGCATCGTTCCCATCATCTTTGATGCAGCGTGATAAATCTTCTAATTGTTTAGGAAGAATACCGTTATTAAAAATCCAATTAAGTCGACTATGGATCGTTTTTTTATCGTTCGGTGTTGGGTCTTGATGTGCATTTTGGCTCAAAATATTTTTAGTTGTAGTGTCTAGACAAAGCCTAAACATTGCGCCAGCAGCATTAAAGCAACCAATAGATAAACATTTAGCTCCTTCTTTAAAAAATGCCTCAATGTCAGGAGGAAGATATTCTGGTGCCTGTTCGGAATTAGGTAGAATTGGTGTATATTCAAAATTATTGAACGAATTGGATAAGTCGACATTACTATTTAAAATGTCAGTTATACTTTTAAGAATTGAGCTTTCAACATTTCTATTAGTTACTTCTAAATTATAATATATTTGATTTTTAACATCAGAATTGATGCACATAGATATTTTACAACACCGACATGTAGCAAATAAATACCAACTTCTCATTTCATGATTAAAATTCTTGCGCTCATAACCTTTTAAATCAAACGTACTTTTCTGTGCAGTACAATTAGGACAATCAAAAGTAAAACTACTCATATTTTTTACTCACTCAATGGAAATACTTCCGTCTTTTTATAAAGTTATAAAAATAAATAATAAAACGAGGGGACGAACCTTGTTCGAGCAAGATTCGCTCCTTTTTAGTAAAACAACAATTCTTGTTAGTTAGGGATTTCCCAAAATATATTAGGCGTCTCTTCTTCATTTATCTGAAAATCTATACTGAAAGTAAAACCAATATTATTTGTTAAATCTTTTACGAATTTATGATCTAAACTAGGCTCAAAGCTAACTACAGAATCTTTGCTCCATACATAAAATTCTTTGTCACTATAGTGCTGATACATAAGTTTTAAAGAAGACGTAACATAATCATTTTCAGTTCTTCTTTCCTGTATATTGCTATCTATAAAATCAAATAAGGGATGACGGTCTGGATAAGACATATTCACAAACATAGGCTTTAGATAAGCTAAATATTGTAATTGCCCATCAACAACTGTTCTGTAGATAGGTATGGATACATTCAGCATAGTTTTCTCCTCTTATCGGAAATCTTTCCGTCTTTGTATAAAGTCATAAATATAAATAATAAAACGAGGCGACGAACCTTGTTCGAGCAAGATTCGTCCCCTTGGTAATAGCACTACCGCAGGCAAAGCCTCGTTACCCTGATCAGAGTAATTGCAGGCTATCAAAAATGAAATGCTTTTGCAGTAGGTGAAATCGTGAAAACCAAACCAATTGTTCCTTGGATGGGTGGTAAACGTCGACTGGTGTCGCAGCTAACTAAAAAAATGCCCCAACATGAATGTTATGTTGAATTATTCGCTGGTGGCGCAGCATTGTTTTTTATGCGTGAACAAGCCTCAAAAGTAGAAATTATCAATGACTTGAATGGCGAACTGGTGAATCTATATCGTGTGGTGCAACATCATTTAGAAGAGTTTGTAAGACAGTTTAAATGGGCACTGGTGAGCCGACAAATGTTTGAATGGCTCAAGAATGCCAATATTGAGTTAATGACAGATATCCAGCGTGCAGCGCGTTTCTATTACCTTCAGCATATTGCCTTTGGTGCTAAAGTGTCTGGGCAGAATTTTGGTACAGCAACCACGGCACGACCAGTCAACCTACTTCGCATTGAAGAACAGTTGAGTGAAGCGCATTTAAGACTGTCAGGTGTGACTGTTGAACATTTGAGTTGGGATGCATGTTTGTTGAAGTATGACCGACCTCATAGTTTTATGTATGCCGATCCACCGTATTGGAAGCTGGCGGGTTATGGTGTGAGCTTTGGTTTAGATCAATATCAGAAAATGGCAGAGTTGATGAAGTCCTGTAAAAGTAAAGTCATGCTCTCGATTAATGATCATCCTGAGATGCGAGAAGTGTTCGATGGGCTGAATATAGACACAACTGAAATTAAATATTTAGTGGGCAATTCAGATGCTAGTCGCAGTACAAAACAGGAATTAATCATCACAAACTATTGAGCGACCTGATTTATAGATTTATAAATCTTTATAAATGCGTTTTTAGCGTTTTAATTCAGATTCTGCATGAATGACTCATGTTTGATCTTAAAGCGCTTAAAACGCGTTTTATTCGCCTTTTAAAATTCTAAAAATAAATGGAAGTCCTTCCGCCTGATTCGGTAAGTATAAATTGTTTATCGTGATGCAAAATCCACTTTCTGTATTTGCATCCCTCATGGCTAAAAAAGACCGTTCTCAAAAGAAACAAGACCGCACTGCCTTGGAAACACCGCAGACAGCGGAAATTGCTTGGTTGACTAACCAGTGGCAAGAACATCCCGTGGTTGGTTTGACTCCAGCTCGTTTACATCGACTTCTAACCGATGCCGAACAAGGCAACCTACAAGCACAAGCAGATTTATTTTGTGACATGGAAGAGCGTGACGGTCATATCTTTTCAGAAATGACTAAACGCAAACAAGCTGTGAATGGTCTGCCTTGGGGAGTGAAGCCACCTAAGAATGCATCTGAGCAAGAAAAGAAAATTGCAGAAGAGGTCTATGAATGGCTGGATGAAATTGAAGACTTTGAAATGTTCCTGTTTGAGGCGATGGATGCTGTAGGTCATGGCTACAGTGCGCAAGAAATCAAATGGCATCGCTTGGGCAATCTTTGGCTACCTGAAAGCTTTGAGCAGCTTCAACCGCGTTTCATCATGACACCACACAACCAACCGAATGAATTACGCATCAATGATGGTTCAATTGAAGGGTTGGAGTTTCAGCCATTCGGTTGGTTTATTCATCGGCATAAAGCGAAATCGGGATACATTTCCCGTTCTGGATTATTCCGTGTGTTGTCATGGCCGTTCTTATTTAAGAACTATGGCGTGCGCGACATCATGGAGTTTTTAGAAACCTATGGTCTGCCATCAAAGCTAGGTAAATACCCCGCTGGCGCAACCAATGAAGAAAAAATGACCCTGATGCGTGCAGTGATGAGCATTGGTCGTAACGCGGGTGGCATTATTCCGCAAGGCATGTCGATTGATTTTAATGATGCCACCGATGGGGACACCAACAACCACATGAATCTGGTCAAATGGTGTGAGCAAACCCAGTCTAAAATTATTGTGGGTGGAACGTTACTGTCTCAAGCCGATGGCAAAACCAGTACAAATGCGCAAAGTAAAACTCATGAAAACCAGTTTGATGTGATTAATAAGTCGGATGCCAAGCAGTTAAAAAAGAATCTAATACAAAACTAGCGCGAAAGTTTGGTTTGACGCTAAGATCAATCAGAACAATTTTAAGCACTGAAGAAAAGCTTAAAAACAATGAAGACAGAAACTATGATTTATTTGCAAACTAAAATAAAAAAAGGCGGATTTTATGTCCGCCTTGTAGTTTCATCTGTTGCAACAACATTTCAAAAGTTATCCCACCACATCCTAGGTTATCCCGCTTTATCCCACAATTATCTCAACAGTCTGTATTAGTTATATAGTTAGTTCTCAATATTATTGCAACTATTTCGTTACTTAGGCATCGCCTATTTACTGTATTTGGGATGGCAATGTTTACGTTATCGTGAAGCTGAGAAACAGTCTTTTGAAGATCATAATGAAATACAAATCAAATCATCAGGTGTTCTATGTTTTGTTCAAGGTTTGCAGTCCAGTCTACTTAATCCTAAAAATGTGATGTTTTATAGTAGTCTTATTTTATTGGTTTACAGTCAATTTAGTGTTAAACAACTGTCTTTGGTTTGCTTTTGGATGGTAAGTGTCGTTCTATTTTGGAATTTATTTTTGCTTAAATTGCTTAATTCTAGGAGTTGGAGTCAGTTTTTAAAAAGGAATACGAAGATATTGTATAGGTTTACAGGCTGTTGTTTTTGGGGGTTTGCTGTGGTTTTGATGGTGCTCTAA